TCTGCTGTGGCGCTGCGCCCATTCCGTCAAACGATGCGAAAGTGTTTTCGAGCGAGCCACGGCTGCGCCATAGGGCCGCACAGTACATGAGCGTGCCTAACGTCTGATCGCCACCCGGACTGGTTGTGAGACTGTCGATGTAGCCAGCCTCTTGGCGGCGACGATATGCAAAGTTATTGCCAGCCGACACGGCCTGTGTAATCAGCGTGTAATCATCTGATGGATCTGTGATCTGCACGCCAAGGTATGTGATGAGCTGCGCGGCAGTGACCCATGTGCATGTCTGGGTGTAGGTGACTGTGCCGGTGGCTGCTACTCGATCAACGTCATCTGCAACCTTGGCATAAAGCACCTGGTTAGCGATCGGCTCGTCAATGTCGTACAGCAGATCGCCTTGAGTGTCAACACCTACATAGCGGTACTGAGGCAATGCGCGGACTGTGTATGTGCCGTTAAAAGTTGCATCTACTGAAGCAACAGTTATGGACTGACCGACTGCAATTTCCGATGGGGTCAGAAGTTGCAGTACGGCGTAATCATCCAGTAGATACTTTTGTGTAACGCTGTAAACAGCCATGAGCGGATGCTCCGCTCTCGACTAGGCCTGTGTGATCTTGCGGATCATTCCAGAGATTGCAGCGAAGGTTGAGACATAGCCGTGGAAGGACATGTTGCGTCCCAACACTGATGGCTGCTCAACGCTCATGAGGCCACGGATGGACTCGTAGAACTCGTAAGCATCGCCTTGGCCTTGACCTACGCGGGTGATGATCATGGTCTTGGCAGCAAAGTTGCTGTCAACTACAAGCTGCAAGCCGAGTGGGTTGCCGTTCCATGATGTTGCGCTTTGCGATCCTGCTGCGTTGTATCCGCTGAGACCGTTGGCGATCAACGGGAAGATTTGACGGCCCGTTGTATCTGCGAGCTGGCCTAATTGCGCCCAGACATCGACTGACACAAACATGTGGGTTGGCATCCAGTTACGGCCAGAAGCAACATCGTTTGCTGCGTCGTAAACAGACTTGAGCAAGTCGGCAACTGATCCGTCCCATACACCAGACGAAGATGCTGCTGTGAGCAAGTTGTCTGCTGCGAGGTTGTCGGATGCGATCATGTATTCGCCCATCAAGTCATTCAGGATCAGCTGCATTGCGGCAGGCGAAGTGAAGTCAATGTCCTGTACAGACAATGTTACTTGACCAGCAAGAGTGGTCTTGCTAATTGAGTTGGAAGCGATCACCATCGTTGTTGCTGATGCTGATGCCAATTCTGTTTGCGATGCGACGCTGGTGTGCGTGGTGATTGTTGGACGGATGAAGGTCTTGGATTGTCCGCTGTCTGGGTAAGCGCGTGCGCCAACTGCCTCAACTACTGGACGCAAGAAGTTTAGGTCTTGTACCAATGGGCCGAGGACTGGAACTGGCAAGAGACCCGGTGTATCGGTCGTGATGACATCGCCTGCAGCTGCTTCAAATACAGTGCGCTTTGATGCGGTGTACTCTGCTACTGCTTTGTTCATGTTGTGGAAAGTGTCGCCACCGATGTGGTAGGCAGCCATAAACTCGCCTGCGTTTGGCAACTTAAACTCGCGCTTAGGTTGTGCTGGAATTGCAGCTGTTGGAATGGTTGCCTCGACTGCTGGGACTGTTACTTCTGACATGGGTTCTGTCTCCTCTGTGGGTTCTTGTATTTCATTATTATCGGTCTCTTCGGGTTCGTGGTGGATACTTGCTGCGATGTCTGTGATGATCGCTCCAGCGAACGCTGGGACTGGCACCATGGACAACTCGATCCAGTCGGCTGCTAGCACAGTAATTGAGCCGTCTTTGTTTGCTCGGGTTTTGGTTGGGTTTACGCCAACCGATACTGAGTCAAGTACGCCGTCGAGGGCGAGCTGCAAAGCCTCGTCGCCTGCCATTGTTTTGCTGATCTTGGCGGTAAACATCATGCCCTCTTCATCGTCGTATCGGGCCGTGACAATGCCAATGGCGCTCTCAGCTGAATGATTGAGATATAGACGGGGTGCTTTGCCATCGACGGGCAGGCTGCCTCGCTCAAAGATGACCTCTGTGCCATCCGAGACTGTGGCTGCTACGCCGTAGGGGACGGCGATGCCTGTGATTGTTCTGGTAGGTGTGCCATCGCTGGCGGCTGCGTCAATGCTGACACTGCTTGCGGTAAATCTGATCATGAGTTTGCGATCTCCTCTTGCGTGTTTTCTGTTGTTGGTGTTTCCATTTTGTCTGCTAAATAATTCTCTTCAAGGTATGACTCGTAATCAAAGGAAACAAAAGTGCCGTTCGGGAGCACATTGTTCATTGACAATGTTTCTGCTATTGCGTCGGCGTAAAGTTTGACACCGAAGAACAGCAAGTCCATGCGCGCCTGTTGTGATGACTGGTACGAGTATGAGCCGGTCGATACGCCGATCAGGTATGGCGGCACATTGCCGATGCGTCCACCAGTTTCTAGTGCGCTGTAATTTGCGGACTCGATGAGCAGCATTTTGTCTGGTGACATTGTTGTTGGTTCGTAAGATAGAAACTCGTTTAGCGCGGCGGTCTGATTGGTTGCGCGCGCTTGGTTAAATGCAGCTGCAAGATCGGCTAGTTCTTGTGCGCTCAAGGGTTCGCCACCCGTCTGCTTCAGGACGCCCGCTGGAATGCTTGAGCTGGCGTTTCTGGCCCTTGCGTCTTGAATCTTGATCGCTGTTTCGATAGCGGCCTGCGATGAATACACCATGCCCTGTGTTGGAGACAAGAATTGGATCAAGTTTTTAGGGTCAATCTCTCCTCCTTGGAAGTAGACCTGCGATGACGGCGCAAACCATACGGGGCCAGCCATGTCTGTTGTTGTGACAGAGCCTGCTGGTAGTCGAGTGAAGGTTGCTGGGAAGCCGTCAGCGGTACGGCTGGTGATGTACCAGAATGCGCGCCCATAAAAATACAAGTCGTCAAATGTCCACGACATAAGAAAGTTGTAGGATACGGTTGGGTCTGGTCGGCGTAACCAAGTTCTAGGCGCGATATAAACGCGTTCCATTTCTTCGCCGTTCCACATTTCGTTGTACATCTTTAACGGCATACAGCCAATAACGGATGCAAGTAAATCGCGTGATCGTGAAATTGCTGGGATCGAGATTGCTTGTGCGCGCAATTCGCCTTCGCGGTAGGTGTAGTACTGACCGATCATGTTCTTGCCAACATTGCTGCTGTTATAGCCTGGACTCATTGCTCCAGCTGCTGCCGCTTTTGCAGGCGCAGGACTAATGGCGGCCTTGTTCACTTTGCGGTCAAATAATCCCATGCCACAACATTACAGACGCAGACGCTGTGATGGTGGCACTCGATCGGCCTATCAGTTCCCGACGAAAGGCTAGGTACTTCGACCGAGTGCCGAGGGTATGTTACTGATTTACAGTGACCAGCATCGGCTTCCCAGACACTGACGGCCTCGAGCAAAGAGCAGCTGCCCAGATCATGCACCTGCACAACTCGATCGGCCCTGGTGATCGTTGTGAGCTGACTGCGACTGAGCCTTGCGATCGGACTGCAACGGCGCGCTGGACGTGCTCAGCGAGTTGGGTTGAGCCGTCATGTAGCAGCATTTTTTCTGCTATTAGGTTTCTTACTGTAGGGGTGTATTTGAGTATTTCGCCGTAGCCAACAATTACCTTTTTGGTTTCTAAATGCCGAGGCCACTGGATGTCGATGCTCGGCGAGATCGCGAACTTGCAGCCCTCAGCGGTCAGGCGGTCAACCTCGACTAGCAGAGCTGCAAAACTGTCCACGACGAAAGCCACGGTCACGACGATGCGGCGATCAGGCAGTGACACTGCGCGCAGACCAAAGTAGCGCGAGTCGTCCATGCTGGTCTCGATGGCAACAATGCCGCCTGTCGGTATGTCACCTTCATGCTCTAAGGCAGGCCAGACACCCGGTGGAATCCAGCCGCGATCTGAGGCCACCCACAGATTGACGGATGCTCGCAAGAATTGTGCGCGGTCAGGGTTCTGCGACTCAGCCTCGATCGTGGACAATTCCAAAGTGTGACCGAGTGCAGGGTTGCCGTAAGCCCATGCGGCAGGGTTCATCGGGTCTAAGTCTGGTGGCGGTGACCACTCGGCAAAGTACAGCGACGATCGTTCCCCACGGTCAATGGCTCGCAGTCCTTGCTCACGCCAGCGCAGAAACGCGGTCGAGGACTCAGTGCCAGCCGTTGACCAGCAACTAAGCAGCGGTGATTTTCGTGCGCGCATGGATGGGATTAGACCGCCGTCAATAGCGAGCTGCGACATGTCCCAGATTTCGTCTGCCACGATCAGATCGTTGCTAGTGCCGTGACCAACCGATGGCTTCGCGGCCCTGACCGTCCACTTGCTGCCATCAGGCATCGTCACCGAGTTACGCCCATAAGCCTTAACACAGGATGCACCGAATCTGGCTTCGAGCACTGGGGCGATCTCATCAAACAACGTGATAGCCAAGTCCAGTCTGTTTGCCGTTGTCAGCACCGTCTGTTTCTTGCCTCGTATTTTTGGCATTTCTGTGAGCCACCAGCCGACGAGACTACCTAGAGCAACGGTTTTGCCGTTCTGTCTGGCAGTAGAAACGAGGCTTGTCCGATGCAGCAGCTCACCCTGCTCATCAAAGGCCAGCTGACCGTCAAGCGCGCGCACCTGCCAAGGCATAAGCGTGATGCCGAGATGCTGTTCTGCCCATCCCTGCACATCGCTTCCATACGACCCGGCAGCATCAGGCACAATAGTTTCCAGTCGAGGCCAGTCATGGTTGATCGCCGCCAGTCCAGGCTGGTCGCCCTCAGATAAGG